GAGAAACTTGTCAACCCCTGGAGTGCCTACTAGACAGGTAGAAACCCCTAACCTACCTTCTTTACTATGGATACGAATAAGCCGAATGTACTCGACACCCCCGATTTGCTTAAGGATCTGGTGGACCAGGGTCTGTCCCTGAACCGGATGGACCTCCTCCACGGACAGCTGAAACTCGTAGGTGCTGTCATGGGCCTCAGAGCTCTGGTGGAGGTAGTCACCTTCGGAGAGAACGAGGCAGCTCGAGTCGCTGCAGCCCGTATCCTGACCAACCTCGATGAAGACCCCAAGATCATCGCTGAACGTCTGAAATCCGCCCCCTGGGCAGATCTCAACATGAAGCAGCTCGAGCACCTGGTGGATCGATTCACCGGTGGGGAGACAGATCTGAAGAAACTCATCGAGGAAGCCAAGGATCAAATCGTCGAACAACCAGTAGCTAAGGAGTAGCATAATGAGCAGGCGCGATTTCGCCGGCCCCGTGAAGAAGGCTTTCTCGAGGCACCTGGACTCCAGAGGAGATGGCACTGGAGTAAACGCCGCGACAGGTCTGTATGCAGACTCAGTCGTCACATTCAATAACACCACGAATATCGTAGTCCTCGCAGCCCATGGTTATGCGGCTGGGGACGGACCATTTACCTTCACCACGACCGGCTCCCTTCCAGCTGAGCTAGCCCTGGCGACTGACTACTACGTCGGACCCACGGTGCAGGCTGGTGATTTCGAAGTCTCCCTCACACGCGGTGGTGCTGTAGTCCCGTTCACGGACAATGGTACTGTAACCACGACCCTCGTTAGCCCCTTTAAGTTCTACCTGGAAGCTCAGGCAGGCGAGATCCTCAGGGTTGAGAGCCTCCTATTCCATGTCGAAGACGCAGCCGTAGTAGCTGCAGAGTATGGTGGGACAGGTGGGGCACTTACAAACGGGATCAGCGTACAGATGGTTGACTCCGCTGGTGTTGTCTACCAAGACCTCACGGACGGAGACACGATCAAGACCAACTCAGACCTCGGGAAGTTCTGTTACGACACGAAGGTAGTTGACTTCGGCGCCGGCAATGACTTCTTCCAGGCTCGTTGGGACTTCGCCAGCCCGATCCGACTCAAGGTTGGTGAGCAGCTCGTGGTGACAGTGAACGATGATCTCTCCGGTCTTGTTGATCATACGTTCGTAGCTCAAGGAACTGATGAGGGTCAGTGGACCCATTCGGGGTCATAATGGCTAACGGTACAGGGAGTTTCCTCGGAATTTTGGGTACTCTTCCGCTATGGGCTCAAGTAGCGGGAGTACTCGGAGCAGTGGCAGTAGGTGGTGGGCTGATCATCAACAAGGTCACTACTATCGAGACTGACCACGCTGAGATCGGTATGCGGGTCGATTCACTCGATATCGGTGTAAACGGCCTGGAGGAGAGGGTTGAGATGGTACAGACAACCGTAGATGACGTAGATGACAAGGTCGACCGACTGCTCTGCATCGGTGAAGCTGAGCGAGGAGAGCACAGCTACGAACAGTGTGTTAACTGATGGGTGCTGTAGGAAAGGGTAAACGTGAGAAGGCTGACAGGGCCTTCATACCCGGTCGCGGTAGGGATAGAGATCCCACCGACCCGAGCAACAACAAGCCGTTTAAGTTCGGTGATATCATCAATAGCGCCCTGTTCCAGGATACGCTCAAGAGCCGTCTACCGGAGGGTACTATCTTCGAGTTGGCCGATCTTCCTGATGACTTATACGGCCTCGCGTTGAACAACGAGTCTCCCCCGAGGATTCAGTTCAATCAGAATGTCACGCTGCCGGCTACTGAGCTCCAGAGGATAGGGTTCCACGAAACCAGGCATGTCGAAGACCACCAGAGCATGAATGTCGGTGGGGTACTGAAGGCCATGGGTCAGGGTGCGATAGCCCGTGCGTTGGACTTCTTCGTGGAGGGATCCCCGAATCTACGTAACTCACCTGTCGAGAAACGAGCGGATGTCGGGGCAGAAGCTACCAGGATCCTCCGGATAGTCGATCCATCCAGGGGAACTGACCTGGAGACCCTACTCGACTTCTACGCAGGCGACTCCGGAACCCATGGATTCAACCAAGACTCAGTCAGAGTAGAGCTCGATAGGCAGAAGAACCGTCTACCTCGAGATCATCCGATTCTACAGGCTATTAGAGGCCTTCCAGGATTGTCACAGACATGAGCACTACCACACTCACGCAACGTCAGCTCGAGGCTGAGCTAACGAAACGTCGCTTCGAGGATCCCCTCAAGCACGTCTACACCCCTCATTCTGCTCAGTTGAGGATCCACAAGGATCGTCACCCGATCACCGTAGTCCTGGGAGGTAACCGAACCGGTAAATCATTTGGAGCCATGGCTGAGGCCCTGTTGTACTGCCTCGGCCGTAGTACCTACGCCGAAGTTCCAGAACCTCCGAACATCGTTTGGTACGTACTCCCCTCGATGTCCATGTTCCGAAGGGCGGTGATCCCTATCTTCAACCAGCTTGTGCCGCCCGGAGCTCTCCGGACGTACAACAAGCAGATGAACGTCGCGTACTTCAAAAACGGGTCTGAACTCCATTTCCTCTCCGCTGATATGAGGCAGCGCAGACTTCAAGGCGCCTCAGTAGACTTCATAGTAATGGATGAGGCCATGCGTCCAGAGGTTTATGAGGAGTGTCAGGCCCGTGTTTTCGACCGGAACGGCCGTATTCTCATGGTCTTGACCCCTGTGGATGAGATCGAGTCTAACTGGCTGTGGATCCGTGACCATATGTACATCCCCTGGGAGTCTGGTGAGCGTACAAACATCCAGGTTCTCTTCATGCCGATCGCTGACGAGGACGGCAATCCACTCGTACCCCAGTATACAAAGGAAGACATCGCGAAGTTGAAGGCTCTCTACCCGGATCCGCACGTCCAGGCTGCACGACTCTACGGAGAGTTCGTCACCAGGACAGGTATCGTCTTCTCCCGCTACGACCCGGAGATCCATCACGTACCCCGATTCGAGATTCCTGAGCACTTCCACCGATGGATCATGGTAGATCCTCAGTACCACCGGTTCGCAGCTCTCTTCTTCTGTGCTGACGAGAAAGGTCAGTACTATGTCACGGACGAATACTTCTCGCAGGACGAGCCACTCGCTCACAGAGCAGAACGCATCAAGGCCATCCTGGGCGACGTGGATGGTGCCTCCATACCCTGTTACGTCGACTCCGCGAACCCGCAAGATATTGCTGAGCTTAATTGGCATTTCAGCCGGATTGGAGCTGATATCGGTGCTATATCACTTCCGATGCAAAAGCAGGTAGACAAGATGGTCCTGCGAGTCCATTCACTCCTCGAGCCCGATGAGAGACGTGAGTATCACAAGATCACCGGTCTGAAGGGAGTCCAGGGCGCCCCGAGGATCACATTCTTCAAAGATCTCGAGAGCCACTGGAAGTTGCGGGAACGGGAGATGAACACCAGTAGGTTGTTCTGGGAGATGAATCGTATGGTCTGGGACACCTCGAAGGGGAAGCCTGACAAGAAGAGTGCCGATGGTGGCGACGCCTGCGATTGTCTCATCTATGGCTGTAGTATCATGGCCACTGGTATAGTCCCTGAGGAGAATGAGGACTGGATGAAGGAGCTACCGGTCGCTGATGCGATCATCTGGAAAGCTATCGAACGACATGACGCGAAAGTGAAGAGAGGTGACTTGTGGACGCAGTAGTTCTAACTTTGGCCGTGATCGCGGGTTCCGGAATCGGGGGTGCGGTTGTGTACATACTGACCGTTCGTCCGTTACTGAGTGAGATCCTGCTCATGAAAAGAGAGGGCTTTGTGTCATACCCGAAGACAATCAAGCCTCCGACGTCCACAGCTATAGAATATCGTGAAGACTAATGGCCCATACGATACCTGACCCACAGACAGCAGCGCCCGAGGACTTCGGTAAGTTCACCCACGATACCTGGCGCGACCTCGACATCACCTATCAGTACTGGATCCCACGTTGGAAGCGTACCATTGAGTTCCTCCGCGGACAGCACTGGACGACCCTGAAGAAGATCGGGACTGACTCGCTGCCTGCATGGAAGCGTTACCCCCTCATCAACTACACCCTCGCCTTCTACATGGACTACATGTCCGATTTCCTGAAGTCGAAGGTCCGCTGGAGCGCCACGCCGGCCAGCCCTGATCCCGCTGACATCTCCGCAGCCGAACTCATCGAACAGCTCAACATGTTCGTATGGGAGAAGGTTGGTATGGAGGGTAAGAGGATCGAGCTCGCAGCCTGGTTGCTGTCATGCGGTACGGCTCACATCCGAACATTCTGGGACACAAATACTGGGAAGATGCTGCCGCTGGCTATCCCAGGGCCGGATGGTCAGCTCATCCCTCTCGACGAGAGCGGTCAACCGAACCCAGGTGGTCCGATGATTCAGGTCGACCAGGGTGAGATCGGTATGGAGATCATCAGTCCACAGTACGTAAGGCACTCTCCAGTCAGCGCTCACGGCGTCATGGTCGGTATCCTACTCAGTAAGGAAGAGGTTACCTCACTCTACGGAGAGGATAAGGCAGAAGAGCTCACCTACACGAGCTCTCACGAAGACTTCGACTCCAACCTCCACACCATCGAGACCCCAACCGTCACCCCAACCAGAGACGAACGGGCTCTCGTCATCGAGCACTACATTCCGAAGTCATCTCTTTACCCTGACGGCCTCTGGTGGGTAGCAGACGCTGGCGGGAAGAAGATGCTGCACGGTCCGAGCCCCTTACCTGGCGGTCATATACCGGTAGTTACCTTCGTCTGGGTCCCAGTACCTGGTCAGAAGAACGTCGGTATGAGCCCCCTCTACGACATGACCTTCTCCAACAAGATGTACGAGGAGATCATGGCTCGTGTACTCGAGTGGCACAACAAGGTGAAGCCGAAGATCCTCCTGAAGTCCGGTGGTGGACTGACATACGGTGACATCAATGATGAACCCTTCCAGGAACTTGTGGTGAACCCAGGTGGCGAGCCTGACATCATGGAATTCCGGCAGGTACCGGACACGTTCTTCAAGAGCCTCGCTGATGCACAGAACGACATGTTGATGGTTGGTGGTTACCAGTTTAACCAGCAGAAGGGTGCCCAGGACGTCGGACAAGGGGATGCGACAAACAGATGGAGAAAACCCTCGGTTCCAGTCGAACTCGGCCCTGCTGCCCTCGCTATCATGAACTCCTCAGCCGCGTGGGAAAAAATCGGAAAACTGATTCCCGCATACGCTGCTGCGTTCTATACCGAGCCACGGGTAATTGCTCTCCAGGGTGCTGACCGCACCTACCAGTGGAAAGAGTTCACCGGCTCGATAGACCTCAAGGATATCAATGCTACGATAAAGATCGATGAAACGTCACTCTATCCCTGGAACCGTCAGTCACTGAGAGACACAGTCTCTGCGGTGATGGATACCAACTTCGGGCAACTCCTCTTCTCGGATGCGGAGGGGAACCCGAATATGGACCGTATCAACGCGGCCATGAACGCTACTGGTATCGACCTTGCTATCGAAGGACTGGATCCTGACGTCGTCGAGGCTCGTAATGAGCACAGCGCGTTCAAGGAAGGTCAGTTCAGTGAGGCGCAGTTCTGGCAGAATCACGGCGCCCACCTGGACGAGCACGAAAAGGTCCTGAAGTCGATGACCTTCAAGAGCTGGCCCCCGGAGGCACAACAGGCATTTGTACAGCACGTACAGCAGACCTCTGAACTCATGAACCAGGCTGCTCAGGAAGAGCAACAGGCCATGATCGCTATGGAGAAGGCACTGCGTGACGTCCGCGAGACGGCTGAGTTCCAGGCGAACGTGAAGGAG